AAACCTTACACAAGCCTCTGACTTCTTGCAAGGCCTATGGGCAGAAGGGTACTTTGACTAATGTGGACTAAGTATGATTATGTATGTAATGATTGTGATGCCTTGATGGAGATTACTACCCTGAAAAATATCAGAGACTGGCGAGGCTGGTGTTCTTGTGGATCTCCTAATTTAGTTAATATTGGGGTGTCAGATGCCTTTGTCCCTATCATTACAGATGTGAGCAAGGTCACACCTACAGGACTTGTTAAAATCAACTCCAACCCCTATAATTAATATTAAGACCAAAGAAAGGAAATCCCAAAATGCCCACATATGATGTAAAGGTGATTGTAGAATACAATTACGAAGTAGAAGCAGAAAATGAAACAGAAGCAGAAGAACAAGGCTGGCACTACGAAGACTACGGCTATTCAAGTGAAGTTTATTCTATTGATGTAGATGAACAACCTGAAGAAGAAGACGAAGAAGAAGAGGATGAAGATGAACCTACAGACTCTAACTGAGTATATTAAGATTCATGCGATTAGCCTTGAACAAGATTTAGAAAACGAGGACGGTGCTGATAGCATTGTTCCTTACCTTGAAGGTGCCATTCATGTGTCCCGCCATTATTTGTCAGTGGCAGAGGGTATGATTAAAGAATGAATAATCAAGACATTGGGCTAGCACCACACCTACAACGCATGGTTAATTACGACATTAATGGATTAGATATAATGCATGGGGAACTAAAAAACCTTATGCTTATTTGGGAGAAGGAACTAGAAAAAGCCCAAGCAATTGAAGATGAATCTGAAGAAGCAATGGATTCAATGGAACGCAAGTACTGTGAAGGCTTTCTTGACGCCCTAACAGCGTTATATAAACTAACATATGATTTATCATTTGCTATGTCAGATAGGACTAAGACTAATGGATAACTTTATTGAGATGACGGAAGATGAGTGGTTTGACACTTATAAGCCTATTAAGAATCATCTAGATGAGAATGCTAGTTTTGATGGGCATATGTTTGAGACCTACGATGGGGAAGTGGCCTTTGTAAAAGAACAAGACCCTGCCTATATCTGGATGTATGGTGATGGTGACGACGGTGGTAGTTACATCTGGAACGGATGGCACATCGTAAATAGAATAGGATACTTTATCACTGAGGTTCCTTGCCCACCTGATACAACTATACAGGTATTGATTAGTCATAACTGGTTCTACTGTGAAAACTGTGGTGCTGAATTTGAGGACCCTGATAATACTATCAGAGATGCCTTTGATGAGCACGATTTGGAAAAGTGCCCACAATGTGGTACAGTTGAAGAACTCAAACTAGTAGGAGTGGAGAGCCCAAAAAATGCCAACCTATGATATTAAAGTTATAGGACAAATCACCAAGTCTGTTCGTATTGAAAACGCACAAGATGAGATTGACGCTAGAAACATTGCCGAAAGTGAATTCCTAGATAATTTTGCCGCAACAGGTTCAGATGGTTTAGGAATTGCGTGGGACTTAGTTGAATCAATAGAATCAGAGGAGACCTTATAATGGCTAAATGGGAAATAGAAGTAATCTTTGAACCAACAGGCGATTACATGAACTTTGTGTATGAGACTGACAATGAAGACGAAGATACCATTTTTAACGAGGTATCAAACCAATTATCCATCGTACCTAATCTAATAGAAAAGAATGAGGAAGAGTAATGGGAGCACGTTGTACATTTGTATTTAAACAATCAGAGGACCTAGCAGTAGCGCTGTACAGCCATTGGGGTGAAGACTCTATGTATGTAGACCTAGCACAGGCCCTGCAGCATGCAGCGGTACGTAAAGGGGACAATGAGTACTACGTCCGTATGGCTATCAGTTACCTAATGCAAGACTCTATCTTGGATGAAACAGGGTTTGGTATCTATGCCTGCAATCCTAATGACTTAGGGTTTGCGGACCATCCAATATTAATTGACCTCACAGATAATACTATTAGTCATGATGGTGTAGACCACAAAGACATTGATAGTTTTATTAGTTATAATTTGCCCAGCAGTGTCCTTTCCACTGTGGGGGCCTCATAAGCGGAGGTAGGGTCACCTCTCGCTAAAGATAGGGGGAGGCACAGGTTTGTGGTGGGCTTGTGCTTCCCCACACTTTTTGATAGAATTGGGGTATGAGTTTTATGCGTAGGTCTATTCGGCTGGGAATAAGTAAAGAGGAAAAGGTTGCTGGTAGGGTTATCACTCTGCTTTCTGACTTGACCCTTGACTTAGAAGCCATAGGATTTTATCTAGCAAAGACATCTCCACACATTATTTATTCAAGGGCTAATGAAGTATTAGAAGCCATGCAGTATAATAAAGAAGTTGAGCAATTAGACAGAGGGGCTTATTATGGCAACGGCAGGTAATACGTTTGACAACAAGATAAGTATTCTTGCTGAGTTGTGGATGAACTATCGTGATGATGAGGAACTGCAAGATTTTATAGAGTATAACGATCTAGGTTTACCACTTGCTTATTTCTTAATGAATGAAATTGTTTTGCCAACCCTACAATCTGCTGTGTATATAGATGAAACATATAATTTATTTATTGCCTCTCTTGGTGTTGAGGATAAAGAGTGGGAAAGTCTTGACGAGTTGCTTGGTCACCAGGCATAGCCCTGCACTCGGGTCAAACTATATCAAACCACCACAAATAGGACATCCTTTTTTCCTAAAAAACATTAAGAACCTTTTCAAAAAAATCCCAGATCGTGGGAGATTACGTAGTCTGTAGAATTTTCCAGATTCATGCCAAACCTTCAAACCTTCCTATCTCAAACCTCCCAAACCTTTTTTCCTAAAAGACATTACGAACCTCTAAAATATTTTCCAGATTCATAGCATATCAAACCTTATCTGTCAAACCTTTCTATCCAGAAGATATGGTTTGTATACTACTGGGAGTATTGGTATATCTTTTTATCCCCGCCGTTTTTGCGTCCCTGCGGGGCGCCAAGTCCTAGTACTATTAGACATTACGAAGCGGGAATTTAAATCCACAAATTATTAAAACTTTTACCATAGTTATCAAACCTTTCTAGATTTTTTGCTGGTGTTTTAAAAGATTTTATAACTTTTTCGTTATGTTTTTATAGGGGTTTTTAGGCTATGAAGGTTTGACAAACCAGGGTTTTGGAGGTATAATGCATGCCCCATATGCGGGATAGAAAGGTTTGAAAGGTTTGGGTATGGGAGGTTTGGCCGCCAGAGGATTACGACGCCATCTATAAAAACGCTCAATCACCCACTATCCTCCACTTTCCTCCACCTAGACCAAATATAAAAAATATCAGTAAGATTTAATTATCCTATTAGACCTCTACAGATGGCATTTAAAAGCCTTCCAAGCCTTAAATCAGCGGGTATCAAACCATCGCCCTGGCTCCATATTGTTCATATTCTAATTATCCTAAAAAAATAAATTAAGTGATATACTGTTTTTATGGAAGAATTAATAAATCTAATTAAAGTTCTGCTTGCAGATAATATCACCCTTAAACTTAAGGCTCATGGATATCATTGGAACGTAGAGGGTATTGAATTTTCTCAATATCATGAACTTTTTGAAGAAATTTATACAGATTACGAACAAGCAACAGATACATATGCTGAATGGCTTAGAAAATTAGATACATATGCACCATTTAAATTATCTAGATTTATACAGTTAAATGAAATTGGAGAACCAGAAGTTACATCTGATCCAGTAGTAATGTCAAAAGATCTTTTAATGGCAAACGATATGGTTACAACAAAACTTATAAATGCATTTGATATGGCAACGGCTCAAAGACAACAAGGACTTGCAAACTTTTTTGCAGATCGTATGAGTATGCATCAAAGATGGCACTGGCAGTTATCTGCTTCAGTAAAATAAATTTCTATAAAATAATATAAGTATACACACCTTCAAACCTTTATATCTGGCTATGTGGATATCAGGCTATAAGGTTTGAAAGGTTTGTTATTACACTAGGGGTATTACGACATTCTTTGTATACCCGCCGATTTTAGGATACTAACCGCTATTGCCCTTTTAGGGCATGGGAAGGTTTGCTAGTTCTATTTTGCGCCGAACCTAATAAATGATATACTTTATAAATGGCCACCATTGTTGATATTGACGATACTCTTCTTAGAAACGGAACTCAACCTGTTCGCAGAGTTATTGATTATGTCAACGCTTTGCCAGGTGCTTTGATTATTGTAACGGGAAGAAATGTATCACAGCGTAAAGAAACTGTGGCAGCATTAAGAGCAGCAGGGGTTAAGTATTCTAGACTTATTATGAATCCAGGCTCTTCTGCAGATACCGCCAAATATAAGTATGAGGTTGGGGTTAAATTAAAATCTCAAGTTAGTCTAGCAATTGATAATAATGCAACAATGAGAGCAGCATATTCTAGGGCAGGAATACCAACAAAGGATCCTGCTACTATTACGGACATGAAAAAATTTTGGTCAGCATTTTCTAGGCCATAAGATTTACTCTATTTTTTGCCTTGCTTTTTTTGCCGAAATTTGGTATGATAGATGTATGAGCCTAGACGACATAATGCTAAAAAAAGAGATAGCAGAGATATTAGACAAAGCCTCTTATCGCATTTG